CATTTATATCCGGAGGATTCTTAATCCCTTTGCGCCATACTTCATAAGCTATTAATCTGAATTTCTGTAATCGTTCTTCATCTTTCAATCTGTAAGCTTCAAATAACCTATGAATCTGAATAAATGATAATCTCAATAACTCATCTTCATTTACGCCTGCCTGCCATCCTTCGATAAAAAGCTCTTCCCATGTTAAACTTTTTTTTTACCATCCGCGGGAGCCTTAACAGAATTCATAGCTTTTAATAACTTATCCCATTCGGATTTTCGCATTGCATCAATGAATTTCTTCATCTGCTCATACGTATATCCGGGCTTTTTATAGTTCAGCATACAATATGAACGATGAGCCGACCATATCCATGATGGTAAATAATCATCTTTGGGTATCTTATCCAGTTCATCCAGCTCTGCTTTGTGTTGCTGACACATCAATAATGCAGCCATAGCATCAAAGCGAAAACCGACTATCCGGAATCTCCTTTTAAGCTTAACTATCATGATATCTCACCCGTGCCAATAAATCCTGCTGTAAACTTAACATAAGCTGCTCCTGTACCACCGCTTGGATTAAGATTAGTCAGATAACCAAGTCCTGAAAATTCAACACCTGCTTCAAGTTCACAAACAAGTGTAAGCTCTGATTGATTTAGCCATGCATCCATGACATCATTAAAATCGGCCCCGGAAGCTACAGCATTATTATACCACGCAACAATATCAATATTCCATGAATTAAGCGTAGGTAAATTTTCAACCCAATTGCCACTTTCGGCATCAGTTACATCTTCAATCCCGGTATCGAAATTTATTGATACTTCTGATGTGTGAGCCAGAAGATCAGATCCCAAATAAAGTCTTACATTGTTACCTTTAATTTTCATTGTAAATTAATTTTAATTAAACATTCTCATCTATCATTGTCTGTACTGTTAATAATTTGCGTATTGTCGTTTTTATTCCATCAAATTCCGGTTGGTAATTAAGTGCCACAAAATAACATCCGGCATCTTCAAAATCATCCATCACTATATGCGCTGCCCTATCCGATACGGTTACCCCTTTTGTTATTAGTTTCTCCATTATCAGGTTCATTATATCATCCGATTGCTTACTACCAAATTTACCCGGATCACCAGGATGTGAAGTAACTACCATTATATCTGTTGTTACTGCCTGCATGAAAACATCATCATCTCTTTCCAGAGAAGAATTCATATTAAGTATTTCAATGAATGGTGCCGGTTGTTCGGCTTCAGCATATTCAACAATAGGGATAGTTGATCCTTCATAAATCAGTGTACTTAATGCTTCGTAAAGTCCTTTTCTATATTGATAAAAACAATCTTTCATCGCCAGTCCCTGTTTGCTATTTTATCAATCCTTCTCTGCATATCATGTACAAATTTCTCCCTGTTATTCACAAAAGCAGGCCACAGAAACGGTCTTGCTCTATGACTTACAGGAAACTGCACCATCCGCCAGCCTACCTTTTCAATGAAAACAGGTAATCGCCCCGTGAATCCCCGACCTTCAAATTGTATGGCATAATCAGTAAGCTCCGCAGGTACACTTACTCCACTTCCGGTTCCAAATTCGACAAAAGGTGCATATTCGGCCCTAACTTCTATTTCGCCCCGCATTGGATTGATAAGTGTATGAATACTTGATTTCAATCCCGCCTTATTAACAGGCACTTCCCTTTTAGCCTCATAGCTTGTCTGTTTGGTAGCCATAGCTATCGCCTCGGTTATCTCTTTCTCATAGTCGTCACGAAGATTTTTCATTGTCCTGGAAAAATCAGCTGGCTTGAACTGGAAGTTTATTTTCACTTTTACAAATTAATTTTGTATAATATTTTCCTATCTCAACTGAATGAACAAGCATTGTCTGTTCACCATAAATACCCTGATAGCCAATCATATATTTACGATCCGGTGCAAAATCAAAATCAGTCCTGATAATCACTTCAAATCCCTGCGATCCGTTCAACTGCTGAAAGGTCATCGCTATCATACCGGAAAGAGGCTTGACATTACCCCATAATTCTGTAATCGCGGTCAGATCTCCCGGAGTCTGTCCCCCGGCACCATCAGATTCTCTTTCACGCTCATATAATATCAGTTTATCCTGCAATTTCATAATCCCGGTTGTCTTGTTAATAATTTAATCTGCCCCCTGATGCTATTGGGTAATTCTCTTGCTTCATCATCTATATCGTACTTATATTTGATATAATCGGTTATAAGTCTTTTGATATGTGCCGGGCACTCAGAATAACCACCTGTATATTCATATACATAATTATCATCATCATCGGTGCTCTCGATCAGATCACTTACAGGTCCAAACGGTAGCTCCCATTCCTCAAGCTCGCCCTCAGAAGTAACTTTTATCTCACGTTCCGAAACACTCGTATCAATAGCCTGTTCAATATATTTCCTGGCATCGGTGATCTGGCGTTCCAGTTCGGTATCATGTCCGGTGCCCGATACCTTTAGGGCTTCTTTAACTTCTTCAAGAGTGATGGGCTCGATAGTTATATCTGTGATAATTTCTACTTTCATAATTCAACATTTACCGGTTCAATTTGCGGTTCGCTTAATATTCTTATATGTCCTTTCTTTAAAAGTCTTTCGCTTGCCAGTCGGGGAATCCTTTTTATATCTCCTATCTTATAAAGCCTGCAATAACTTTTCAGAAATTCCACCTCTACTTTTTCCTGCGCCCTGTGTATCTCAAGAGGCGATATTGTATTATTCCCGATCAACCGCTTGACAATATCTTCGGGAAGTCCTATATTCCGGATATTCTTAACGGTTTTTTTAAAGGGAGGACGGGGATTGTTAAAATGTTTCCTGCGGTTAAGACTTACCGTATTGGCTCCTGTTGTGGCCACACATGGATAGATAGTTTGATCAATGTATTTATCTTTGACATAATTACTCATCCATTTATGTATGCCGTTATTCTTTTTAGTATCCTTCATCTTACGGACTATCTCTGTACGTACAGCGATATTAAATCCTGTTTTCCAGAGATTTTTGCTTAATTGATAATCATATATCATCAACTTATTATCCGGAATAGAGTAATGCCATGCATAACGGGTGTCATACCAGGGCTTATCACCTATCAATTCCATTGTTCGTTGAATTCTCAGGGGATGAGTATAATCATCCGAATCATGTAATATCAATATCTCTCCTTTCGCTACGTTGGCGATCTCTATCCATTTGGTTGATAAACTGGTTCTCTTGCCTTTATTGATATAGACTACTCTCTGACATCCGGCTTTCTTTAATCTTTCCCGGTACTGGGCAAAATATTTTTCACCAAGCGGATTGGAGCTCGGACATTCATGTACTATGAGTTCCCAGGGATAGGTTGTCTCCTGTCTGCATAATGATTCAATGGATAGCCAGTATATATCCTTGTTGTTCCATGTCGGGGTTCCTACGGATACCAGCGGTTCCTGTTTGATTTCCGGTTTTTTTACTGGTTTTTTCTCAATATCCGGTACTGCTCCATGATGATTCTTACCGGCCTGAGTACCTGTTAATATTTTATTGACCCATTTAACCTCAAGTTTTTCAGATAGATGTTTGATAACATAATAATCACCTGCTGGTTGTGCTTTCCAGGGAACGGGCAGATGTTTGGAATGAAACAGGATACCTATACCGCTCACCTGTCCTTTTTTAATTATCTTACCGAAATGTTTATCATTCGGAGCCGTCCATGTGCTTATCTGTACCTTCCATATCAATAGCTGATCTTCATTTTCAATCTCATCCATGATCTCCTGAGTAGATGTTTTCGTCATGAATTTATCATCATCATCCAAGTACATCACCCATCCTGTTTTGACTCTTGCCCCCAGGTCATTAAGATGCAAGTTCCAGGGCAGTAATTTGCCTTCTTTCTTTATCAACTTAATAGCTTTGGGATAATAAGGACATTCGACCTCAGATCCGACTATATGATTTATATTGGAATAAGTCTGTGATAATATACTCTCCCGACATATCTTGAAACTATTGGGACGCTTAAAAGTACGTGTAAGGACATTCAGTACAGGCTTCATATTGCGTTCACTGATCCAGTTGTGATCGATATCATAGAGTTCCATGCTGCCCACTTTGCGAATCACCAGCTCATTGCCTGACCGTATTTTCTTCTTCAGCCTTGCAGTAGTGACACTATCTTTATGCTGTACCCATCGAGCCATGCCATCAGGAAGCTTAAATACTTTCTCGGCATATTGATACAGTTGTCCATGACTGCCTTTATAAATAGGATGAACAGGATCTCTCTGGCAGAGAGTTGCAAACATCGATATTCTTTTCTCATGATAAGGAGCCACCTTGCTGATCTTACCCGAAGGATAATCCATCCTGACAGGCTGGGCGAAAATCACGAAACTTTTATATCTATGGATATTTGCTTTATAAATCTTCTGTATTTCTGCAATATATCCGGGAGCCATCCAGTCATCAAAATCATGTCTTGTCTGAATGGTATATCCTTCTTTATGAGCTACTCCCCTGAACTGCTCAATACCTCCTGTATAAGGAATGAATCTGATACCAATCCTTTTGCGTACATGGCTGACATGTTCTTTCCTTACCAATATGCCAAAATCAAAGTCCTTGCACGTCTGAGCTTTTAAAGAAGGCATGAAAGTCTTTAACGCAATATCGATATAACGATCCATCAGCTGGATGTTATCGAACCAGAGTCGGGATATGACCAGATGTTTTAACATAACGTAAATCAAATATTTTTGGTAATAATTCAACAGGAATTATATCGCCTAATCTTTTGTCTGTTCTATAAAATGGAGGCTGTATCGGATTCAGTAAATCACCCCGGCTTTGAGATATATTGCCAAATCCATGCGTCCATAATGTCTCTTTCCAGTGATTGGAACTATCTTTCTTAGGCTTGTCCGGTTTTACTGTCCGGTATATCCATAGATCGATTATCCTCTCGCGTGGTATTCTGGGTATTTTTCTTGCCAGTTTGGTTGATAGATACATCTGCAACCCGGTTGAACAATCGGGACGGTCATACAGCGCAACCGAGCCAGTATTGAAATCATATATATAACCTTTGGTTGTATAGAACCAGTCATAGCCTTTTTTATAAGCTCTATCCGCATCGGCAATCATGAAAGGATGGTAATAATTATCTGCAGCACAGAGACAGAACATCTTGCTC